AGCATATTGTTCGTTAGGACAATATGTACTAGCAGGATCAAATCCATATCCTATACCTGGCGTTAGAACCTCTACTCCCTCTACCACTCCATTTTTGATATTTGGTCTAAAAGTTGCTCCACTACCTTCTGGTTCGTTACATGTAAATTGAGCTTGAAGTGATGCAGTTCTGTTGACTGACTTTCCTTTCTTTTTCATCAACACGCCAAGCATCTGTCCTATATCATCAACAATCGCTATTGCTTTTACAGGAGTTGTAGATTTTAAATTATTCCAAACTAACTCTGGGAAGCATGGTTTCTTGTTAAGAATAGAGTTAGAGCAATTGACAGCAGAAGTTGCAACATTACCTTCAGAATCGTAGAAATTAATTCCTTCAAATTTTTGAAGAAGATTTCTTTGGTCGAAGTCTTTGGATGTTATTCCAGATGCAGCTGCTGCATCACTGTCGAGATCTAATAGAGATCCAGTTGTTGTGTTAAATACTTTCTGCACACCATCAGCACCTGTAAATGGAACAAATCCATTTTTATTAGGTTTACCATCACCAATCACAGTTCCAAGATTAGGTGGTTTGACTGCATATTGATCTATAAGTTTTTGTTTTTTATCATTACCTTTTGCTACAGCACCAGTGCCAGTCTCAAATACAGATGCACCAATAGAACATGATACTGCACCGTCACAGAATAGATCTAATAAATCACCGACTTTACTTAATATTCCTTGAATTTGATCTGCAGCACCCTTAATAGCAGCAGTGACACCTTTCAATATGCTGAGTACAGAATTTACTTTATTCATTATCTCTTTCATGAGATCACCCAAAATATTGTCAATCAAACATAATGCGGTATCCAAAAGACTCTCTAACATATCCATCAACAGTCCTTTTATAAACTTACCAAGATCACCAAGTAAGTCTTTGAAGAGACATGAAATCAAGTCACCAACTCCCTTTAATTTTTTCTTCACCTCGTTGTCTAGGTCTGGATTTGGTATGTTGAGTTTATCAAGGTTGTCTTGTATAAGTTTATTGGCATCTTCCATGACAACACCTTTGATGTTGGCAGTCAGTCCTCTAAGCTTCTTTCCTATCCTATTAGCAGTCTTTGTAATTGCTTTGTCCATATCTACAACGTCACCAGTAACCTTGTCTATGAACTCACCTATATCATTTTTTTCTACGCCACGAGCAAACTTCATAAACTCTGCCATAGGACCTTCAAGTTTCGTGGAAGCTTCAGATCCACATTTACCATTACCAACTTGAACTGTTACCTTTTTCTTTTCATCCGCTTTCTTACCCGCATCTGACTCTTCTACAGCATCTGATATTTTATTACTTTCTTTTAGTTCGTTTTCTACTGAAGTAACAGTAATTTCTTTCTTTTTCTCTATTCCTGAGTTTTCATCGGTCTCACTACTATTTTTTGTATTTGGAACTCCACTTCCTGTGCTGACGTGATGCAACTCTTTATATTCTTTTGCTGCAAGTTGTGCGTATCCCTCTTTACTACCTACATCAGTCCCATATGGTTCTAGTGGATTTTCATCAGTCAAAGATCCCATAACAATAGGAATCTGTGATGATGCACCATCCATAAAGAATCCTATGACCCAACTGTTAATCTCTAGTTGGTGAATTGATCCAATACCAGATCTTTGTGGATATATGACTGGCATGATAACTTGTGCCCAAGGCAACTCTTCTGTAGGTAGATCAACCCTACTTCTATTATGATATCCTACAATTCTGACTTTTACTTTATTGGTAAAATCATAATCACCCGCTTCAAATTCTTCTGTCTCGACATTATAGGATCCATGTCCGTTATTCTCCACCTGTCCAATCCACCAATTGAACCCATCCTTTCCTATAAAATTAGCAGTTGATTCATACATGTTATGCACCAGGACTATCTGTTACTAATGTGAGTTGTGTACCCATCATATCTCTATTACTGTAATACGTTCTATCTACCTTAGATATAACATATTTACCACTGTTTGCCTTATCAAAACCTCTGGATCTACCTTGATATATGTCTAATTGTACCACATCACCAACGGTTAAATCAAATTTACCAAAATAACTTACTTCAACAATTTTATTGTAAAATAATTTTTCCCTAAGTGATGCTTGGGACAATTGTTTTGTCAATCCTGCAGTATGAGTTCCCTTTGAAAACAAGGCAGTATCAACTATTTTTGACATAATACGTGTAGCAGCGGTATCCTTTTTAAAATTCTCAAAATACTGTGGTTTGGGACTTTTATTTAACCGTGGAACCGTGTCATAATATTTATTGATGTTGAATTTAGTTTCATCATATTTCATATTTGCTAAATCAACAGTCATCACATTACTATTATATGATCCTATGTTTAGACCTTTTAGGACATCGCTAGATGTCAACACTCTCATTTTGTCAATTGCCAATATATTTTCACCATCCACTTCCTCAGTATCTTTTGGTTCATGTCCCAGTATCAATGTTTTAACGATAGATTGTTTACTAAATGAATCATAGGATTTAAAATTATATCCAAATTTATTTTCAAAGAAAGCATATCCTGCACTTGCTGATGCACCACTACCCTCTATAGGTATTGATTTAGATGCTAGCCATGATATAATTGTAAAAGGACACCAAAATGGCGACACAAAGGAATATTTGTTGAAAGTTGGTTCTATATTGTCAGAAGTTAGTTGGGTTTCTGTTTTCAATACACCTTTCAATATATCTTCAGTTACAATTTTGTCTATTCTCTTGCCCTGACCGTCACCAAACTTTCTCGATATTTTAATTGCAGCATTGTTTATAAAATCTGAAGTGCATAGTAATATAGTTGCCTTACTTGTTGTTCCTTCTGATACTCTATCTTGTATATCATATACAGTAAAAATTCCTCCAATCTGATTACCAATAGTATCCTCAATTTCTATATACACTCTTTCCATACCTCTCAAAAGAGATAACAATCCACTATTAGAATCGGTTATCTGAACCTCCATCATTTTCGTAGCAGATTCTATGTCTTCAAGATATCTTATATAAATCACCTGATTTATGGAAAGAGATATCTCCTTACCATCAATCGTGATAATGAAACTATTCAGTTTAAAATTATTAGTAGTCTCCATTAGAATTGCGAAGTTTTATTATATACAGACAAGTATACGGACTGTTTGACACGTGGTCTTGCAATATCAGTACCCTCCACATTTTGCGGTTTACGAGGTTTGCGTAATGATAAATTACTCATAGACCGATCTCCTATAAGAGATGCAGTTTCGAGATTTACTTTTTCTTGAGCTCTCTCAATGTTTTGCTGTATAACACTATCAGTCAACTCTGTAAGATTTACTTTATTACCCTCAGAATTGAATATATTTGATACACCACTCATAAAGTTAGATCCAAGATTTGCCATAAATCCTAAACCAGTATTGTTAAATACATCCTTACTTACATTGACAAGATTTTTAAATTGATCTGTTTGGGACACGCTATTTAGTATAGAATTACCACCCATTAATGACATACCAATTGGACTCATCATAAATGATTTTTGAAGGATGGATCTATCTTTTGTAGGTTCTAAGGATCTACCACTGGCACCACCAAGACCTATACCATCAGCAGTTCCTGTATATGGAGGTGATTTCAAATGTGGAGGGTCTCCCTGTGCACCACGACCACCCCTTACAATTGCACTAGACATTTCTGTGGGTGAGTCATTATCACTACCGAGACTCCTTACTCCCTGTGTGACACCAGCTACGAGTAGTTCTAATAAACCATAATTCTTTGAATCATCTGGATCATCACTATCTGCACCCTCATCATCAGTTTTATCCTTGTCAACGTTCATAGGTTGAAGATCAAACGCTGCTGTTAACTCTGCAATATTGTTTGTGATTGCTTGTGCTGATGCCTCTCCTGCAGGAGGTATTTTACTCATCAAATCAACCAGAGCAACTGCAGCTGATTTAGCTGGTAATGCGAGAGTTCTACCAAATGCTTCTTTTAACCTCTCATCTAATTCAAAATCATCCTCTATTTTTGCAGAAATATTTTTATGTATTCCATCATTAAGTCCAATATCTTGTAAATCTGTGCTTAAATCAGTAGCTCCAACTGGAGAAGCAGAAATATCAACAGCATTTGATACATTTACATTAGGACCTAGAGGTCCCATAAATCCACTTGCTGCTCTTACTGTATTTCCTCTTTGACCTCTATCACTTCTAGCTGCTGATCCCAACATCATGTTGGGCATCAAATTGTTAACTGGACTTAAATCAGTAGGATTTGAGACAGGTTGTACTGTCACACCACCAGTCTCATCTAAAGACTGTAGTTTTTCTCTCATGAGAAAATCTCGACGTACATCCTCTTGGTACATCGCTTTCATCATGGCAGTTCTACTGTCTAAGAATTTAGTTAGACTAGCTAAAATGCCATATAAAAAAGATTCATCGGTCATGATGCAACAACCTCTCTCTTAGCACCCTTTCCAAAAACATCAATTACTACATGATTTTTGACTTCAGACTCTTCTTCTATTGGAACATAGACTGTCCTTGGTACTGGAACAGGAGTTGGCACAGGCACATATTGAATTTGAAGTTGACTAGTTGTTTTTGTTTTTTGATTAACAGGTATATTGTTTACCAATTCTTTATTATTATTAGATACTAAGGGTTTGATTTGATCTCCTGTTACCACACTGGTAGATTTTTTAAAGGATAAATCATCACCAATTTTCATCCAACCACGATTGCCAGGTTGCAACCATTTGTCATTGGGTTCATTATTCCAGAAATCAAAGTGAACTGGATCGTTACTACCTTGCCATTTAAAACCAAATTTATGTCCGTTTTCTCTCATCCACTCATTTGCGTCTGAGTAATAATTGATATCTACCGCCCATCCCTGTCCGTGTGGAGACATACCAACAGCAGCAGGAGTAAACACATTTTGATCTCCCTTCTTTGCTCTGTCTATCAACGCTTGTTGTTGCTCTGGACTTCTGAATGATGATGTAACCTGAGAAGGAAGATCTATACCATCTTTAGCAGCTGCGTTTACTGCTCTAGTCCAAGCTTTCATAGTGGATGGATTTAATATAATTGGATTGCCATACATGTCATACATTGGATTTGGAGTTGTCGTAACTGGTTTTTCAGCACCAGTAGTAGCACCATCTCCACCAATAAATCCCATATCTTTAGCAGCAAGGGTTGCGTCTAGTCCAACAGATACAGCAGTTCCTAAACCAGGCAAAGTACTAGCAAGACCAGACAATGCCTCTAGTCCTGCACCAGAAAGATCCCCTGCCATTAATCGTTGTCCTGCAAACAATAGTCCTGCACCAAGTCCTAGGAATGGAATTTTTTTCATCAAACTCTTACCCAAAACCTTTCCTCCAATCTTTGATATACCTTTTATACCAATAAGTCTAGCACCTTTTTTCAAAATTGACTTTGCTGCACCTTTAGCACCTTTGAATGCTTTACCCGCTAATTTGGTTACTGGACTGACTAATTTTTTTACACCTCTTTTTGCTTTTACATATCCCCTAAACAATTTCATTTTCCATTTTTTAGGGAGAAATTTTATAAGTTTTAATGGATTTATACCAATACCACCCCTACGAGACTCTTGATCTTTACCACCTCCAGCTACAGCACCTATAAATTGTGCTGCGGTAAATGGTTTTAAAGGCATTGTCAATCCAACACCACTTCCAGACATATCAATCTTAGACAGTCCAAAAATTCTTGCTAACGAGTTTGCCTCTGCTAATACACCAACTCTGGCATTTGAATTTGGTAGTTGATTTAAGAATCCAATAGATGCTGAAATTAATACGGAAGCACCCTCTCTGTATATTGATTCTATTGCTCTACCAAATTTAGATACTGGAATGATTAATTCTGGTTCACCACCTTCACCCACTATAATTTTTTGAGCATTCTTAACATACCCACCCAATGAACCTAAACCAAATACACTACCACCCTTAGCAAATTTTTTGTTATCATAATCAAATTCAATATCTAGATCTGAAAAATTTATGTAATTTTCTGCCCCGAAATCAGTTGAATAATCAAATTCTTCTGCCATTGCTTTTTGCCCTGCTGCAGCAATCATAGTCAGTACAGCAGCTGACAGTACAAGTTTCCCTGTAGATACTCCTGATGCAGTCAGTCCTGCTGCACCCGAAAATAGTGCTAATGAAGTAGTTTGTCCGTCTAGTGGAATGAAAAGAAGAGCTACACCAACTCCAATAGCACCAAGGATAGCCAATGTGTAGGGATTGGTTAAGTTATCTTTAAGTATCTGCACAATAATTTGTGGATTCTTAAATAATAAGTCTTCAAGTTTTGGTTCAGGATTAAAACTTAAGTCATCTAGAAGTGATGAGTAATCAATACCACTAAGATCAGGGAAATTGTAGTCGAAATTAAAATCAAATCCAAAATTTGGAACCAACCCTCCTGTGGGGTCTATTATATCACCATCAGTTTTTCTTTCTGGTATTCCAAAATTAATGTCAGGAATTTTTATATCTTTCCAACCATCATCAGTTACTAGATCTTCACCTATACCATCAGGAATATCTGGAATTTGTACCTGTCCTCCATCTGGCACGTCTACATAACCTGGCTCTGGTTGGTCTACATACACGTCACCTACATCTACCTCTCCAACTGTCTCCCCACCAGTAACATAAATTGGATTATCTACGGGCACGTCTACATATACGGGATCAAATATTGGTACGGGATCGTATACAGGATCTTTTGGTGGTTTTATCCTTGGGAATTTTGGAAAGAAGGAAGCACTTGGACCTTTGGGTTGAGGTTTAGGTTTAGGTTTTTCCTCAACTGGAGCTGGTATGACACCTTGCCTAGTGCCTATGTAAAATCTATCTCTGTTTCTTAAATACTTAAAATAGTCAAGATCCATGTCAACAAACGACATCATCGCAGAAGCGAACTTATTCGCTATCTCCATCTGATTGTTTCTGTCGTTTGAATCCATTAGCTCTTACGATTTTGTTCTGCTAGTCTGTCTCTTTCCTTTTGTAAGTGAGAGGACAGGAGGTTCACATATACTTCCCGTTCCCACGGGATCATGTTTTCAATATCTGTCAAGCTATATTTATGGTGTTG